AATAATTATCCGGTGTACCCCCACGGTAGGGATTGGCCATACCCTCCCGGTGTACATCCGTTGGTAAGAATGGATGAATACCGGCTTTATATGTAGTTTCCGGCTTAGCCACGATGGATTCGCCTGTAATACTCCTGGGCTTTCAGTACCTGAAACTTGGCATCATCCAGAGCATTGTGTTCGGTGCCTCTGGCAATCTTGAGTCTAGGATTACCAGCAATAAAGGCGAGAGTGCGCAGGTCCATATCATTCCAGAACTTGAATGGGAATGGGGTTTCGAAATCTCCATATAGAGATTTGAGTAAGACGTTATCAAAGGAAGAGCCATTTCCCCACAAACACTTGGTGTCTAAACAAAAGCTGTTGAAATGGCGTAACGCTTTGACAACATCAACTGTCTTTTCTTTGAATACTCCTTGGGCGATTTTGTTCTGCTCCATCCACCATTTGATAGTGTCGATGCTCATGGTACGTCCCAGCTCAATCTGAGAAGGTAGCTCCAGCGTACGGTAGTAACTACGCCCTGTTGCTTCCAGGGTATCGTAACTATCTTCATCTTCAAGATTGAATTTAACTGCTCCGAGACTGAGGATGACAGCTGTTGGTTGGATATCGAGGGTTTCAAGATCCCCCATTACGTGATTATACATAGTGCAGATCTCCATGGTAGGTGTTGTTATTAGGAAGGGTACAGACTGACCTATACTCTTTCTAATGCCCACTATTTTATGCGTCCCGGTGGGCGCGGAACTTCGTGGTTTTTTACGCAGCCCTTGTTTTGGTACGTAGGTTCTCCAGACGCTTGTTTTTGCCAGCGATCTGTTTTTCTGTCCTGGCTACTTCGCGTTCACATGCCTTGAATGCCTTTGTCTCTGCACTGAGAACTTTCTTCTGTGCAGCACGAGCAGTCTTGAACTCACGTAGTTGGCCTCGAAGATCCTTTAACTCTTCACGAAGAGTTTTCTTTGGATCAGGCTTGTCAGCATTGATGTCAGTTACCGAGCTTGATTTTCTTGTCATTTCATAAACCTCTTAGTTAGTTTTTCTCTGAATTGTTGTTCCCGCATGTGTACCAAACGACGAATGAGTCGTTTGAGCACTGCTTCACGCCGCATGGCACGGGATTCCAGTGTAAGCGCTGCCATCAGTTCCTGTACTGATAGAGTGTTTACTACGCTCTGGAGATCTTTGTAAGATCCCAGAGCGTAGCGTACCTGGTCTTCCCGGATCATACCTTACCGGCGCTTAGCAGTAGTCTTCTTACGAGCTACTACTTTCTTCTTCGCACGTCTGGGGGCTTTCTTGGTAGATTGCTCTCCGTACGAGGAATAGTCTGGTTCAGCTTCCAACATGGCTTGTGCATCCACTCTACGAGCGAAGTCACTACCCAGGTTAGTGTTTGGCTCAGGATTGCCAAAAGCTACGGTGAAGCCAGCACCAGATGGTACGATGCTGATTTCAGTTACAACACCGATGGGGGGTTTGTTAAACCGTTTGCTGATACCGGCGACATACTGATCGAAGTTCTTCAGGCCGGTAGGTGAAACACGCAGTACCATAATCTCTGCGTCATCTTCAGCGTCAGGTGGTAACAGAGCCAACAGCCTGGAGTTCTTACACGCCTTGCCGTTGCCATCAGAACCAAACTCGTTCATGGCACACTCAGAGCACTTATCAGCTTGTGGTTCCGGACTGTTGTTGCTGGGCACCATGGCGTTAACAACACGGCTGATACCAAAACAGATAGGCGGCTGGATGTTGTTAGGGTTGTATTTACCTTCATACAGATGATTCTGACTGATGTAGTCCAGAATGACTGCCTTCATCGGAGCTGGAGCTTGACCCAGACCTGGGATTTCGAAATACTCTCCGGTGGCCTGATCAACCTTGATTATGTTACCACCGATATTACCGATAGTTTCATTAACCTGTGCCGCCTCTTCAGCGAGTTGCTGCTCGATGTTGGCAATGCTGGTGTTAGTCTTGCGTTTTGCTACTGCTTTCTTACGTGCTGCCATGTGGTAATCTCCTTACTAGATCTAGTTGGTAGTTAAATTACAAATCACGAAGCCCTATAGTTCGTTTTGTGAATGGATCAGTTCCTGGAGGAGCCTTATGCCCACGAGCATGTTCTACATACTCTCGAACCGCAGGATTAGATACTCGACGTTCCAGCATGAACAACCGGTTGGTTTTACGTAACCAGGCGTGGAAACGATCCCAGTCGCTGACGTTATAAACAATCGCTTCATTGATCGTAGCAGTGACCTTCTTGGATCCGCCCTTAGTTGTATCTTGAGCATCCAGAGCTGCAATTAGCCGCTCTTCCAGGTCTGCATATTCTTTTTTGAGTGCTTTATCTTCTTTGGCTATCTCACGTCGAGCAGATCGTACGCGGGACATCTCATCAGAAAGTGCACCGATTGTTTTTTCAGCCATAGTATTACCTCGTGATGTATTGCATATTAGTTAATGATATAGAGTATGTCAAGTTAGAATTTATAACGTTTATTAATCTCAGCACGAGCCTGTTTTCTAAGAAAACGAGACTCTAAACTGGTCGTCAATATGCCGAATGAAAAGATCTTTACCAGGGCGTCAACCAAACGGATCCACCCTAGAATCCAGGCACGTAAGTAACCTTGTTTGATATACATAAACTCCTCATGATTTACTATAGAATTGCTCGTACTGGCCTTCAGCATTGAGCGGTATATCTGAACACCAGTCAGGTGCGATTCGCATAGCTTCCAGACCATATTCGAAAGCTCGCTTCGCCTGTCTGGTAGGAGCTAGGTAAACAACTTCATCGTGAGACATCATCACTACTCGATATTTCTCAGCGATCCTGAGCATCTGTTCAGCTACGACGCTCCTCGCCAGGGACTGTACGAAGTTTTCTGTAAACAGCCCACCATAGATGTGAGACCGGAACTGCCCGTTAAAGTAGCTGAAGTTGTTATATCCGCCACTGTAAGGATTCTCCCGGCCTTCCAGCTCGGGATACCATAGTGTGAGTCCGTTGGGCATATCTACGCCTGCTGAGTGGAATACAGCCAGCCCATCACGCCATTCATACTCATGTCCCAGGAGCATGCCGCTTAGTCGTTGATCCATGAATTTCCAGAAGCTGACAATCTTATTGTTAGCTTGCCGGTAAGCAGTAACAGCCTGGTTTGATTCCTGCATGGAGATTAGAACTGATGGCCCCATTAACCCAGCTTCTAATGTATACTGGAATTTAGGGGCTCCCATGTTATAACCAAGGCCCAGAACAGCGACTTTACCTACGAAGCGCTCTTTGGGGTGCTTCTTCTTATGGACTTCATAGCCATAGATCTTATCCCCCATGTGACAATATGGGTCGCGTCCCTCTCCACGGTCACTTTTACGGAAGATATCGAGTAAATCCTGTTGTTCTGCGACCCAGGCTGTCATACGGGCTTCGATTTGAGAAGAATCAACGATTATCATCTTCTGCCCTTTTGGGGCTCGTAGCGCTTTCCTCAGCCTGCCGGAGCGAGGATTCTTCAGATCTCCAATTCGAGGGAAGTTCTGAGGGTTCAGTTTGTCTCCACCTGACCAACGAAAAGTATGGGCTCGGCAGTAGTTCAACATGATTGGTAAGGCAGGGTCAGCGTGGCTCAAAAGTCGTCTTGCCCTGGTTTCAGCGATATTGGACTTTACGTTCTGTCGGGCTTCGCATATCTCACGCACAACCTGGTCTGGATGAGCCAGCCAAGCTTGGAATTCCAGATCAGCTTTGGCAAAGGCAGGCTTCACATTACCCTTCTTTGTGGTTTTCATTGGCGGTTCATAACCAAGGTCACGGAAGGCAGTTGCCAGTTTATCGTCAGAACGCAGAATGATACGAGTTTCTTTTATATCTGCAGCGCCCAGATCCACTTTCACTCGGCGCATTAGTCTACCGTTTTTACTTAATACACTGCGCAATTCGGCTTGAACCATAGGTTTATCTACCTGGATTAACGGTTCTGTAAATGCTCTGATGGTCAGATCAATTAGATGCAGCTCATCTTCCGGGTATTCAGGTAACATTTCCTGAAAGATTTCCCAAGTAAGATCCACGTCCTGATTACAGTATGCTCCAAGTTCAGCCAAGAGATTAGGAGGAAGATCCAAAATACCTTTGGTTTTGGATAATACATCTGGCAGCTTGTTACCTTTATCAAAATACGCAGCTACTGAATCCAGGTCGTTGCCAATACTATGATCGAGTGCTGCTCTGGCCATACTCAAAGTATCGAAGTAATACATAGGAGTGACCCCATAGTGATGAGTCAGGATCAATCCATCAAAGGCTGTATTATGGCAGAGCAGTGCAGTCTTAGACCAGTCAATCGAATTTAATTTCTTCTCGATCCGGGCCTTCGTATACCACTTCGACCGCTTCTCCCTCGATGACCGTATCCCTACGCCATGGGGCTTGAAACGTTTGTCTTTTATGTACTCGCTGGTTGAAATCTCCTGCTTGCGCAGGCTGTACTCTTTGTCGAAATATGTTTCCCAGTCGAGAGTTATGATGCGTTTTGGTATTGGTACCATATCTTCGCCTTTTAGTTTTATCAATCTCTTGGCGTACGTTACCGTAGAGAATAACTGCTCTTATAGCAACTGTAAGTAATATGGAGGTTGTGTATAAAATTCTCACCCATGGCATGGGCCTCCCTCCTTTTTATAGTTTGTTATTATCTTTGTATACTGCTGTTGAACTTTTATGCCATTGTAAGCAGTATTGGCATCTATACCCACAACGTCCATAATGAGTGTTGTTATGTACAGTTACAAAACTAATTCTCCAACTATGGAACCCTAAAAAACATTTCCATTTTTGTATCCATTTCATTGTTTACCTCTGTAGCGTTTATGATCCGGTCCTGGAGATACAGTATATTGTCGGGATGGATGTTCTTCTTTTAGTTCATCCCGATGGTCTCTAGCATCTTGTTTACTTTGAAAGAAAGTCCCTTTTACCGGCTCTCCATTACAACGTATCATGAATAACTTGTGTGGCCTGTTATAAAGACTCATGGATTCTCCCGTTCTTTTTGTTTTTGTTCTTCTTGTAAATTCATTTCAGCACATGTGAACAACATATTATATCCATCTGTGTATAAAATAAGAGTTGGAGGCTCAATCGCACATACTCCTACACCACAGTTATGTATACACTGATTAAAATCACAGTGAATACTCATGGATTCTTCCGTATCTGCGCACGTGGATTCAGATTCATACTTACCTCTTCAATATATTGAGTAGATTATTCATCCGTTTCATCTTGTCGTTCATGACTCCATACACATGGTGCTCGATGGTGTCACGAGCTGTGATCATGATGTTTTCAGTTCGCTTGGTTTGACCAGCGCGATAGATTCTGCCCAGCCCCTGGCGCATCACGTCTGGTTCGTATGTTGGTGATGCCCAGATGGTTGTGGTTGCTCGTGTGAGAGTAAGCCCATGGGCAGCACTTTTCGGATGCAGGAACAATACTTGGTAAAATCCTGCCTGAAACGCACGAACGATTTCTGTTCTTCGTTTGTCAGAAACAACCTTACCATCGATAACTTCATAAGTAACTCCCAGCTTCTTAGCCAGTTTAACCAGCTCCGCTTTTTGGTGAGCCCAGTTGAAGAACACTAAACTGTGTTGGCGTTCTTGAACCAGTTCCATTATTAATTCATATCGTTCGTTGGCAATCTCAGCGTAGCCATCATCAGAATAGACAGCCCCGGACGCCAGCTGTAATAGCTTGCCTGATAATACAGCAGCGTTGATTGCAACAACTGATTCTTTTTCCAGTTGCAAGATAGAGAAAGCTTCCAGTTCTGCATATTTTTTACGATGGGCTTTACTCAATTGGAAATATTTGGGATAAGAATGATTCTTAGGAATGTCTGTACAATTCTCAAAGATGTGTCGGATAGTTATATCCTTCACAATTCCACCTACAGTTTCTTCGATACCCTTTTTATCTACCCATTTTATCATCTCTCTACTAGGACCAACTTGTTCTGCTTCACAGGATGCTTGTCGGAATTGGTAGAAAGAACGTCCGAGTCGTGCCCCACGGTCTAATAGAAAGTATTGGTGCCATAGATCAGTTACAGTGCGTGAGTTAGGTGTACCAGTAAGGCAACGCCGATAAGAGAAGCGCTCGATTATATTGTTGGCTGCTTTAGAGCGTTGGCTGGAGTGGTGTTTGAACGCTGTAGATTCATCTATCACGATCTCATCAAAAGCTTTAAAGAATTTAGGTTTATGTTTAGCCAACCACTTAACTGCATCCGTATTAGTGATATAAATATCAGCGGGATTTTCAAAAGCAGAAGCGCGGTTAACTGCGTTGGCTATTGAATATGTAAATTCGCTTGGGAGGAATTCATCAATATCATCTCCCCAGGCAACCTGGAGAATAGACTTAGGAGCTACTACTAATAACTTTCCCCCACCCGCTCGTCTTCTTCTTGCCCACGCTTCGAGATGGCTTCTTGTTTTTCCGGTTCCCGGATCGCTTGCGTCCATTGTCCATGCTTGCGTCAGTAGAAACTTTACGGTTTCTTTTTGGTGGGTGTACAGAGGGGGTACCCCTCGGTGGCTTTTTGTTTTTGTTTTTAATTTCGGAGACGTAGCCGCCTGTTTTCTTGTCAACTTCTTTACGGTAGGCATCGGTATTGCTCTTGCCTTTGGCGTATGGGACTGTTGAGCACGATCCTTTGTGCGCTTTGTATTCTTTTTTACCGCTTTTAACCAACCAGTGCCCACCGCTTTCTCCTATAATCTTTGCTTCAAATGGGGTCTCGGGACCATCTGGAAATTTCGAAAAACATTGTACGTATTTACCGATCATAGTATGGAATCATACATTTTAAGTTCATCTTCAATTTTTTTCGCAAGTTCTCTAGCTGCTACATCAAATTCTTTACTCCAGAACATACCCTTCCCTATTGTTACGATTACGTTCTGATAGTCAAGACTGAAATCTTCTCGTGCTGTAGTGGCTATTGCCAACAGTTCAGTTAGTTTAGAAGATTGATCACTCATGAGGGTTGTCTCCGATCACGGTATTGGTTCTTACCACACTTAGAGCACTTTCTAATCATAACGCTTTGATTAGAAAGTGCTTCGCAATTAGGCCAATCAGGCCAATCATGTAAACCAAGCCTGCAGCAAGTAACTTTTTTCTGGAAAAGTTTAACAAGGATAACAAGGGCTCCTCCTCCATATAGAAATATGGCAATCCCAAAAAATACTACAAGTATAGTGCTAAGAACCAGATCCAGATCCATTTTAGTTTCCTTTGGCTAGAGCTTCTGCTTTGAGAGCAGCATATGCTACACCGTCTTCTGCACTATCAGCATGATATCCTGTTTTTTGGCATTGGCGTACATCTTTAAGAATCTGCATAAGAAGCCAGCCATCAGCTTCAGTAAGACCATTACCAGTTATGATGTTGAACGCAATTATAGTCTTTTCCATACTGCGTTCGCCTTCAGGGGAATCATACTGCTTTCCCCGTTCCTTCATTATATCAGCTGCGCCAAGGAGGAAAGCTTCTGCTGTTTTTGTTGATGGTGTTTCATCTGTTTTACTCGTCTTGCACATTCTTGAGCTCCTTGGTGCGGTGTATAACAACTGGTGCTGCCAGTATGACGAGCATAGCTTTTTTCAGCACGACGGATAGCGTTATGCTGAAAGTCACGTACTACGGCTTGGTAGTGCATACCACTGGAGAAAAGTTTAGGATCTCCAACAGCCATTGCAACCTGTGCCAGCAGTACATTATGAATAGCTTTACGATGGTGGATATTACCTCTGAAATTACGATCCATTAGTTTGCTCCTGGTAAAGAATCCATTATTTCAGCAACTTTTTGCTTCCGCATGGCTTTAAGCTCTTTACGGACTCGTTTATTTTCCTGAAGAATTGCTGCTTCCAGTGCACGTGCTTCACGGTTTTTATAATCACGTATAGCACGCCCTACAGCAATTGCTCTACCTTGCTGAAAGCTCGGCTTGTCTTTCGGACCACAGACAGATTGACCGACACCAATCGGAGTATCTGGCATGTGTTCTACTTTAGCTTCGACGAAGATCATAGCAATAGTAGTGAGGGGGTTTGGAATCTGGAATACTTCCAAACGATACATCGGTGGAAGATTAGACTCCATACATTTAGTTTTCGGCATTGTTTCAGCTCCTAAACGAGGTCGTGGGGGGAAGGATTAGGTTTAGATTCAGTTGAATTTTCAAATTCGGTAGCTTTTTTAGCATCTCTTAAAGCTTTCTTTGTTTGTTGGTGTAAATCTATCAGATCGTTTTCAAGTTGTGCAGCAGTTCTCATAACTTTTGTTAATTCCATCTCAGCTTCATTATGCTGAGCAGTTTTTGTTTGGATAGTTTCTTCTAGGGCTTTAGCAAATCCCCAGAGAACTGCAGAGCGTAACCTTGTTGAACGTGTCCATCTCTCTCCATCCCAAGCAAACACCATGTTACGTAGTCCGATCTTATACCAAGTGGTATCAAGGAAAACTAGAGCACTTTTTGGTTTTTCTGCATGTTTTCTCACAGAGTTCTCCGTATTAGTTATTAGAGTGCTAAATTCAGTGAGTTGAGACTACACTCACAACGCTGCTGCTTTTGTCAGATTACCTTCACGGTGCTACCCGCTCAGTTGCCAACTTATCCACTGGAAACTCGCTCCAGTACAACAACACAACTGCCTTTTTGAGTATGTGGCGGTTCATACGTACTACTAGGCTACTCAATACTTTGCCTACCCACCTCTGCAGCTAACAGCGATAGTGCGGCTCTATATTAATGACTCTCCGCTTGCGACATTGAGTCATCTAAATTCATCCCGTGGGACGTTTAGAATTAAGCTGTTTTTACCTAGTACCAGAAGGCGTCTTTGCATTTTTCAAGACGTTGCAAGAATTGAACTTGCGACAGTCGGCTCCATATGCCGAAGCTCTACCAACTGAGCTAAACGTAAACCTACCACGATGTGCGCCTTCTGGTGGTTTTCTAGCCTTGCGGTCAGAAAATGCCACACACCGAATGTCTTTAACCTATCGGCTACTCAACGATATTCCACGGGAATAGACTTTTCAGCCCCTCCGCGTCATACTGGAACCATGCTCTCGCCTATCGACTCGAACTTAGGAATCCTACCCTTAATCGTCAAAGGTTTACTTTCTTGCACAGATACCTCACGGCATCAGGCTTTTGGTTATTACGCCCGACAGTGCCTTAATCGCTCACAATCTAGCTCCAGTCAGGAACTGAAGCGAGGGGCATGCCCCTCCGACTCGGCTTGCTTGAAATGACCCTTACGGGCGGAGTTGCGTAGGCTTCACTCCTTTTTACAGGTTACCCTGTATTATCGCCCTCAAGCGGGGAAATTAGCGCCCAGTTTATCCGGCAAACACCCACTGGGCTAGGTGCCTTAAATCCCTACCTTCTAAAGAAAGTAGGCCCTGCCTTCTTGTTCAATTGAGTGGTGAAAGTTCCGGTTTTTCCCTATAAAGGTAAATTTCCACCACCGGAAGGAAGAGTGTATACACTCTTAACTTTCATAATACAATTTAATTAATCCAGTCCTGGTTCTCTCTTTTAGATTTGCTTGGTCTAGGACAACCAGGAAGCTTTAGACCAAGGGACAGGTATTTATTTCCGTCTCTTACGACGCCGTTTCGGTTTTTGGTTAATAGATGTTGGCGTTTCAATAACATCATTTGCAGCTTGTCCAGTTGAAGCTTGTTTACCCGGTGGCGTCAGAGCTTGACCTTTTACAAAGTACTGACCTGGATAACGTACATCAGTGAAGGTTTGCTGTTCGCCACAGTTTGTACATTTATGGAGGTGGCCTGGGCTTCGAGAAGGAGCGATAATCTGGTCTTCTTGAGCTACCATGGTTCCTTCACCACAGGCATCACAAACATATTCTACAGCTACTTGATGTAGTAGGTGTCTTACTTCAGCCATTATCTTTTCCTCGTTTTTGTTGTTCTGCTTGTAGTAAAAATTTAGTAAGTTCCTCAGAACCCCTACCTGATGCTAATTCTGTTTGCCACCATTCTGATGTACATAGATTATAGATAGCGAATATTTCGTACTCACTTATAGTGCAAGCAGGAGTAACAGGCCATGGTGAATTAGGACTTTCTCCTTGTATATTCCTTTCTCCGAAAGATATAGCCCAAGCAATAATAGGAGAGAATATTAATTTATTATCACCATCAATTTGAGCAATAACTAAATCAGGTTGTGTATTGCTGACTATGTAACGATCCATAGTTACTCATCCTCAGTAGAAAAAGTTTCAAAGCGAAACTCATAATTAAGACATACAACGTCCCCCCAACGAAGTTTTGTACCGCTTAACTTTTTCGAAAAGCATTTATTTGCTCGGTATAGAAAAATTAAACGTACAAGAAATTTCATTATTAAACTCCGTGGGGACAATCTCCCGTTTTATTAAGCCATTTATTACTCGTTTCTTCTGGTCCGTAAGGACAGAAACGACAGCTATATGCACTGGGTCTAGGTTTAAATTCAGTGTCTTCTGTCATTTCGATGGCACGTTCATTGAACCCTCGCAGGAATCGCATGCCTTGTTTACGGGTATAGACCATACTTACTAGTTCATCTTGATCTAAGTACCACAACTCTGTAGTTACTTTCTCCAGTGATGGGTACCGCATAAAACATGCCAATTGGTATAGTTGTGTCTGTTTGGCATGCTTCACTTCATTTCCGAAGCGCTTACCAGATTTATAATCAATGGCGATGGCTTCAGCATCATTTACAAAAGCGATGCTGTCTAAAATAACTCGAAGCCAAATGTTTTCATAATCGTTGTAGGCTACAGGTTGCCAAGCATCGTTAAATGCCCAGCCACGTTCACAAACTACGCTCTTTGGGTTCGCTTTATATAAATCGCGTAGACATCGAAAGTCGTACGCAAAATCCATCAATTCTGGAATTATCTTGTCAGTCTTACCGATGACGTATGCTTCAGCCTGATCATGGATACGAGATCCACGGTCATTGGCATGCTCTTTACCCCGAGGGGGAGCAGGTCTTGGTAATTCCGGTACTTTGTCTATATACGCTAGTTTGGCGCGGTGATGACACGACGAATATGTGTCTATTCTACTCGCGCTCCAGGCTTTAATCTGGCTCACTTCTGATACTCCCTGATCAGCACTATCTTGAGCCGTGATCATATCCTGGAATTCGTCCATAGGTCAAGTTCCTTATTTTTTATGGATTATATTTATTATTTCTGTCCAGTCATGATGCATTTGGGGGCAGTGTTTAGTCGCTAAAACAAGGAATCTGTCTCTTTCTACCTGAAGAGGGAAGGGTTTAGCGTATCGGTGAAGACTATACTCACATTCCCAAGGGTATTTTTCAGAATTAGTTTTTCTTAAGAGTCTATCTACTCTCCAGTACTTACTATTATCACTAGTTAATATCCATTCTCCTTGTTTAGGCATCCATTCTGGTGGTGCTAATAAACACGATTCTAATGTTGTTTCTGGAACATGTATTAGTAGTCCTTCTGGATCTGAGATGATGTCTTTATCGTTTCTTCGATTCCCAGTGTATGGGTTATATAGCATTGGGGGTGTCATCTTCTCCTCCTTTAATAATCATAGGGACCGAATTCGATGTGACTACATCGCATGCAGGCAATTCTGTATGTGTCTCTATCGGTATCATACCCGTAGTGGTACTTACGGTGAGCGAGGCGACACCAGACTCGTTGCAGCCACGTTAGAAAGATTTCAGTTCTGCTGGGAAATCTCATCGTTTGCTTTCTCTTGTTCTGCTTCTTTGTCTTTGGCACGTTGTAAGATCTCCTCGAAGTCATAGTCACGATCCAGAACCCAGGCCAGAGCCATCGACTCAGCTTGCTGACCTTCGTCCAGGTAACTGCCGTCATCATCGTCATGAAGGATCTCCAGTTCCAGTTCAGCTAGTCGATCTTTAATTTCGTCAGGTGATCTCATTCTTTACTCCGTAAAAATCTCTTTGAGTTTTCTTTACGTATCATTTCAGCTAAAGAAGGCATATCAGTAATGCTTATAACAAGTGCCATCTCTGGTGACATTCCTAAATTAGATTGTCGATTACCTAGTTTGTAAAGGTGTCCAGTTTCTAAATCTACAGCTAAATTTGCATGTTCCATAGCATCTAAGAGTTTACGCATTATGCTGCCTCCTCTTCAGATATGGGTACACTAAACAAGATGTACTGTACTTGTTCGGGAGTGAGGACAGCTCCGCATTCGTTTGTATCTTCACCAACAGTACGAGCACGAGTAATGATAGTATCGTCTATTATTCCGAGTTGCCCCAGGCGCAGGCTGTCAGGACAACCGCACATGTACACGTCGCCTTGAGGGTTGATGAGCATGTCTTGACAGGTGCATGCATCTATTGCGCCTACTCCGTTCTCAAAGGCAGCACCTTTATTAATAATACCCCAACCTTTTGTTACGTCCCGCAGTTCCAGATCATAATCTATGAACTTTTTTATTACAGCTGGGTCGATGGGGTCATGGTAACGATCTGTAGAGAGGGCGATGTCAAAATAGTCGTTCCCCCGCGCCAGCTTCGCCAGCGCTATAGCAATTTCTTTACGCTTGCCATTCGTAGCCATCCATAAGAATTCAGCAGTACTGCCTAATGCTAATCCGAAGAATTCCCAAAAACGAGGGTGGATGGTAGGTTCTCCACCACCAAGGGTGATGCTAGAGCCGTAGTTTTCACAGAATTCCAGCGCTTGTTTATAAGTGCGCTTATTCATGTGCTCACCGCTCGTTGGATTGCAGGAAAAGGAGCAATGATCACAACTCATATTACAACGGGTTGTGATTTGAATGTACATTAGACATTGCTCCCTGTCAGTTCCTGTTCTAATCTCTCAATTTCATCTAACGCATCTTGGTATGCCAGAGCTAATCCATAAACTTTGGCTACTGATGGTACATGCTTTAGTATGGCAGGATTCATGTGATTAAATTCTGCCTGCCAGTTATATTCATTAGGGTGAATTGTTCCATGTTTTGGCTGTAACTTCATCCTTCTTCCTTTTCTCTAATAGTTGTTCTAAATTTGTGACGACATTTTGTAATGTGTCCCATACACCTGCAGAACAACTAGCGTCATCTATCTTTCCAAGAGCGATGATGGCATCTCTGATTACAGATATTTGTGAATCGCCGTAGGCACATGGCGCGCATTGTATAGCTCGTTTATCTCCAATGAACTGTTTTCCACAATCTGCGCATATATTCATATATAGTCCTGGAGCCCATGCTTTTTTTTGTGGGCGTAAGTCTACTGGTTCGTGGAAAACGTCAGTTTTGTCCATTATTCCGCCTTTTGGGTTATGTGCTGTAGTACGCATCAGGGTTAGTTTGTAACTCGATGTTACCTGCATAGACTTTGCGCCCATTTTTATCGTGCACTACGACTTCAGCATGTCCGATATATTCATGCAGTTGTACTAGCTCAAATAATGGGCTTTGCGCATAATCAGCTGGTGAAGCAGATGATTGACACTCTGGGCATTCGTGGTCTCTACGCTCATGGGATGGATACCATAATTCCTGGCACTTAGGACATTTCACTTTATCCATCTCTCTGCTTGCTTCTCGGGTTATAGTGATGGTGTACAATCTACGCATTTACACTCTTTTGTGTTTCTGGCTAGGTTCTCAGCCTCTTCCAGCATGTCATGACTTTCTAATATCTGAATTGCCATTTGTGTGGCACTACAACCAGCCGGTGACGCGAGTGATTTCAAAGGCTGTAGAAATGTACTGTCCTGAGATTCGCAGTATGAGCAATTCTCTTCATTATGTTTTTGGCATTTCATCTCTGCTTGTTTCTCGGGTTATGCGCTTTCTATGAACTCACCTAGAAGCCTGTAAAGAATGCCGGCAGATATGTCCCTGGACAGATTGTAATCTTCTGGATACACCGCAACACTAGACCCATCTTCATGGGTAAGCACGCGAGATACTCCAACTTCCGTTACTTTCCATCCAGGCGGTAAATAGTCAGTCGGTGCAGCAGACATAAGCTCATCAATCACTTCTTCGGCAAGTTCAAACGTTTTTGGAGTATGTGCATCTTTCCATTCGTCTATTGCACTCATCTCTGCTCAAGTCTCCGGTCATAACCAATGGTCCCAGTGGAAAGGGGGCTACGGGTTATTCGTAAAGCGCCAACTGGACTGGCTACCCGCACCGCTTCCGAGGCATAACACCCTTTTCACTGAACCCTGCTGTTATAATGTGTTACTGATTCGCCTTTATATCATCAAAGATAATAGGGATTCGTCGTTGTAATTCTGCTAATAAGGGGATCATTACTTCTCGCATCTGAGGATGAGCAGCTTTACTGGTGCGTTGTCTGAATATCTCACGCCACTGTCGGAGGTTAGAAGTAACTACAATCTCTGTCTTGAGCGCGTTGGGAAGAACAGACCGGGCTTCCTGTGGAGTCCAGCCCAAATCAAGCAGAGCCATATAATAAGCTTCAGCATACTTTAGGCTATCTATAAACATATGCCTGGTTTGGTCATTCATTTCCCAACAGGGATGGATGAAGGTCAGCTCTGCACCAAATTTGCCTTTACCATAGTTACAGTATCGTGTGGACTCTTGAGAAAAGGACGATATTCGATGGCGTACGATTTCATGACTCACCCCACGGTCTACGATGAAGCGTACTGTGATCTTCTCATGTTCCAATACGCTTTCATGCCCACGGTCGATGAGCATCTTGATGAACTTCACAGCAGACATAGGGGTGATGCGGTCTTCTGATTTGTAGCAAGTGCGTCCAGCTCGTTCGATAGCCTGGAGCATCTCTTCAGAGTTAAAACATGTTTCAATTTTATAGTACGGTTTGATCAGCTGCATTATTTATTCCTTTTCATCTAAAATTTTAGCAAGCTTATCAGCGTAGGTTCGTAATTCATGGAGCTGATCAATGATCTTACTAGACTCAGTTTTTATCGCTTTGAGATCTTCAATTTCTTTTTCGAAGGCTGCGATGGCTTCGATGATATCGTCATCAGTCATTTCTGTTACATCAGTACCGAAGTAGAAGTGACGTGTTTCGAAAGGAAGAAGAGCTCCTTTGAATGGTTTTATAAAGTGGGTGTGTACCTTTGCATGGTTCTGATCTGTTCGATATAAGCGATCTCTTTCTTGTATCGATTCAAGCGTAGGAATCCTGTTTGGATCTACGGATGCTACAGGACTGGGCTTCATTTTTTCTATCTGTTCCTCAGTCCATTGTGTAGGTTTATGTTCTGGGTATCTTAGAAGAGACTTTTGTTTTTCACTCAGTGGCCTGGGTGTTTCTTTAGGGTTTCCAATCACGCCCACGGCAAATTCTTTACCTGTTTGTCTAAACTTCGGAGCGAAGTAGTAAATAAGACGAAGAGTTATCTCCAGATTCAATGGAGATTTGGCTTCATAGTATTTACGCTGGCTTATAGCTCCGCTTAACGAAGCGACGTTGCCACGCAGTGTGTTGATAGACCACCGGCCTTCAAAGTAAGCGAACACTGATTGCCTAGCACGTTTTCTATCGCTTGTGGCGTCTTTCTTGATGATCTCATCAAAGGGGATGATTGAATCAGGTGACATGATGAATTCCTAGTCTTTAAAGAGTAATGATCTTAGGAAGAAATGTTCCATACGAGCAGCACTGCGGAAGGCTTTATTGTTCATGCCTTGCGTGTTGTAGATGTAAGAAGCTCTTGTATAAGGAGTATTATTACAAAAGTCTTTTGTGTGTCTGTACACAGGACACTGTTCTTCCTCATCGTCAACAGAGTAGCACTCTGACAAAGTAAAACGTTGACAGAGTGCGCAGTTAACTTCGTCTGGAACTTCGGTTGGTCCCTGCTGCCCTCGACTCATCCGGTCCCAATGTTTTATGGATCGAATGAGGGCGAGGTAAGTAAGTGAATTCATTTACTTAGCTGCTCGGGTGTCGAGAAGAACAGCGATGTCAGTCAGGGCTTTTTCCATCTCTTTGATCTTGGCTTCAATCTTGGTGGACTTGGTTTTCACAGTCTTCAGTTTCTCCAAATCCTGCTCAATGGTCTTAATAGTACCGATGAGCTCGTTGTCAGTCATATCAGCTACATCACGTCCACGGTGGAAGTGACGGGTTTCGAGGAGTGCTTTTGAGTCAGACATGGTTTTATCCTTTTGTTGGTTGAGGGTTGCGAGGTAATGCATTAAATCTTTTTGGTGTGGGTACAGTTCATGTTGCCATGAAGTAAGTTTAGCTGTATATGGTGCTATGTCAGCTTTGTGTTTTTCCAGCAGGGCTTTAGCTCGTTCTAAATTAAGTTTCTGTTGGGTTAATAATTGACTTGCTACGCGAGCTTCAAGCTCTTTTATGTTAACACTAGCGCTGTGCCCGTTTTCATTTATGGTGGGTATTGCAGGCTCAATATCATATACGTATTTACGTTCACAAGGAGTGATCTTTATTAGTCCTGAGGGTAAAATACTTTGTTTGCGCCATTGTTCGCAAAAGCCTGGGTTGTCTTTTACTTCACAATGTATTTTCTCATGCGCAGCTGGTCTAACTGGGTTTATACCAAGGCTATCTAAAGCAATGGTACTAGCAAACTCTTTACCTGTTTCGCGATAAGCTTCAATGAAATCAGGAAGGATACGTTTAGCTAGTTTTATATATGCTGAGAGATCCCAAGGGCAGTTTTCATCAGTTTTGTTACATAATTTACGGATTTTATTGAAGCTTACTAGAAAGTTGTAACGCCCTTCAAAATAATCGAAAGCTATTTTTTCTAGTTGTTTATGATATTCCTGAGTTGAAATGAGTGTCAGGTATAAATTTTCTATGAGATGATCATAGGGCTCATTCACGAATCTAATCTCCCTTGTTCTCGCATGTGTACAGCGTTTTCATGCGTATGTTTTAGTTGGTAGTGCAGTCCATAAATGCACAGCGAGCAGATACAGTGATGTTCGTTAGAGAATACTGCTTCCACACCCTCTTCACCCAGCTTGGATCCGCAGAACGAGCAGGGTATGGTATCTTGAGGGCGTGGATTAGCCATCAGGCAATCTTCATGCGATACATATAAG